TCACACACCTCTTGTTTGGTGTAGCTTCCAACATGATAGTGTTCAAATCCACCTGTTGATAATTGCACCCAAAGTAAAACCCACATTACCAGCGCCCTTGCTTGCTTCCCCAGAAATAAAATAAACCAAATAATAAAGCTGCACCAACACCAAATATTATTGCACCTATTGCAAAGTTAATTACACTATCAATTTGTTGTTGTTTTCTATATACTTCGTCTCTGCGTTTTTTTCGCATTTGAGCCTCTATTGCCAATAATTCTTCATACCCAGATTTTCCGTAGTGCCAGGTAATTAGCTCCTTCATTTCAAGGCGCATCCCCTCTAAACGTTTTTTTTGAGCAAAAATTTCTAAGGCATTTTCTTCATCTGAACCTTTAAAAGTTTTTTTCCAGAAAGGTGGGTTTAGTTCTCTTTGCTCACAATTATTAAAATCTGAGAAAGCTTTTCCCCATTCATTAAGCTGCCCTGCACAGTCGGCTAAATCACGCCCTGCACTTACGGTTGCCTTAATTGCTTTAAATGCGCCAGTGGCAAGACCTACACAGCTTATAGGGTCAATCATTAGACCTTAGTAAGAATAGAAACCAACATTAAGATAATTGCGCCAGCACTACCAAGAATAACCATTTCCACCCTTTGTATTCTTGCCATCATTTGTTTCCAGCGTTCATCAAGTTGAGTTTCCACTTTTACTACCCTTTTATCCAAAGATGCTAATGTTGGTTTATTCATATCAATATCCGTTTGCTACTAACTTAGAAAAATCGCCACTCATTAGTTTCTTTTTAACATATTCTTGAAACTCTTGCGATCCTATATTTGCACCACACTCTTTAGCCCACATTTCTGCAATGACAAAAGGGATAGAACCAGCTAACCGCATTTCGCTGTTAGGGTTGTGACCTTCTATGTTTCGTTCCTTGTTAAAATCAAGTATGCGCTGTACGTCCTGAGAGCGCTTCACAACGAGCTTTCCATCTTCTGTGTGGTAAGAGGTATTTAATACTGTATTGCTCATTCTGGGGCTTCTCCACCTTCCCACGCTTCATTTACGTCAGGGGTATCAGGATTATCTCCGATTAGCTGCCCTTTATCGTTTCGCGCTCGTTTAGGTTTGCTTGTTGTTTTCACTTCTTCTGCAAATCCGTTTTCAATAAATGTTGCAGCTTCTTCTGCACTAACCTCAACAATATCACCCATGTTTTTAGCTTCATCATCTAAAAATGGCTGGCGATCTGTAGTAATTTTAATTTTCATATAAAACTCCATTGGTAGAGGGGCATTGCTGCCCCCCTTAATATTATGTTGCGTTTATATCTGCAACAACACCGTGTGCCTTCTGTGAAGTCACCTGTAAGCCATATTCGCAGGAAATGAGGCGTCTTTCGCTCAGACCTGTTTTCGCTAATGGCTCTTGCTTTGCTGTTTGTAGATAAGCAACTTCCGCATAGTTTGGATCAAGAACGAAAACATCTGGTGTATAATCTACACTAGACACTGTTCTTACACGCATATGACGGTTTGGCACTATCTGAAGCTCACCAAAATCACTGATATATACATCAATAGCAGCATTTAGTTTGCTATCTTCAGCTTCTTTAAAGCGTGTTGCGTTACCAGTAAAAGTTGATATTTTTTGCTTCTGTGCAGAACCACACATAACAATAGTTGGCGTAGCACCAGAACTCCAACAATCTGCAATTACAGATTTAAGAAGTGTCTCCGTAATAGGACGCAAAGTCCCATCTGTTGCTGCTGCGTTTACCGAACCACTTTCACCTGTTCCAGATGTAGTACCATTAGCACCACCTGAACCACGAGATACGTTAGAAGTAAGGTAAGCTGGTAGCCCTGCTGTTTGTCTAGCAGTACCAGATGAGCCTACAGCGGCTGCCACGTTTGCTAGAAGCATTGCTTCCATATCACGCTTTAGTTCGCTTAATTTGTAAGCTACTTGCTTTGCAACAGTTTGTGCATTTGCCACACCATTAACAGCCTGGTTGGTTGAAGATACTTCTACAACCTTAGCACTGATCTGGGTATATCCGCCCTTACGAACAGCATTAGTGGGTGCTGTGTTGGATAGTCCTACATCACCCTCTATCTGCCTGTTTGCGCCAGTAGCCGCCAAGTCAACTTCACTCCACTCAAAGTAAGTGTTGTCAACGTTGCGTGTGCCAATAGCAGACATAAAAACAGTCTCCGTTGGCGAGATAGAAGCCATAGCTTCCGCTAAGTCCTCTCGTATTGTAGAAACATCATATGTTTCATTTGTATTTGCTGTAACAGCCATAATTTAGTCCTTTCGCTAAGACAATAAATAATCAGCGACACTATTAATATCGCCTTTTTGTTTCATCCTAGAACGCGCTTGTTGTGCTTTTTTAATCTGACCACTTTCAGTTCGTTTTGCTCCTGGCTTAACCATAGGACGAGCGCCCTTAGTTTTTTCAACAACTTTATCTTTGCTTGCCATTAGCTTACGATAAGCTACCGCATCACGCATGATTTTGAACTCCCAACCATGAGTTAGTTTGCCAACAATTTCTTCAGGTACTCCATAAAAAGAAGTTACTGTTTCTGTAATGTCTGTTAAAAGTTTCTTGCTTTTCTCAGGGTCATTAAGTTCAGGTATTTCTTTTTTTAAAGCTTCAGCTTGTTGAGCTACATATAACTCTTCGTTTTGTCGTTCTTGCGCTTCTTGCTGTTGACGTAAATAATCAGCCTCATCTTGAAACTTTTCAAATTCACCAACTTGCTCACGGTATTGTTCCATTTTTTCCAAATAACCTAGAGGGTCACTATCTTGTAGCTCCTTTGGCGGTTTCTGAGGAATTTGTGGAACATTGCCATTATTGAATTGCTCAAATTTTTGCAACAACTGTTCACGTTCTTGTTTAATAGAAATAGCCATTTGCTCTAACTCTTTACGAGCGTGAGCATTCTGTTCCATTCCTTTTTGGATATAATCTTGTCCTGCTGCGCTACGCTTTAGCTCCCCAAGGGTTGCTTTCTTCATCTGACCGTCTGCCTTATACTCAATTTCAACGTCATCAGAAAGTTCCATAGGAGCGGCTGCGCTGCCCTCTAATTCATCCTCATCTATAGTTTCTTCTTCACTACTATAGTTAGTGTCATCCTCGCTCTCAGAAACTTCTACTTCTGCATTGGGTTCAACGTCTTGACTTGCCTCTACAGGAGCTTCTGTTTCTTCGCTTGGATTTTCTTGTTGTGGGGTTTCCATCAACATTTCTGTAACAGCCTCAATGCTGCCTTGTTTTGGTTCAGTTGCCATGCAGTGCCGTCCCTTTCTTTGTAATGAGTTTTTCTGCATTTATATCAGCTTGCAGAATATACTCTATTTCATTTAATGCTCGTAAAATGGCGTGTGCGTCCTCACGTTTCTCCACCTCACTCGCGCTGCTACTTGCAAAAACGTCTAATTGACGGTCTCGCAAATCCTTTAAGATGCTTTGGAAAATTTCATCATTTTGTAAAGATTTTGCTCTTGAAGCTCTAACCTTGTAATCCATTTCCCATACCCATCATTTGTTCATTGTGTGGTCTAGGCGCTTCTTGCTCTGCCTTAACCGCTGCAACGTCTACTTGCGCCCCATACTGTCCAAGTATTTTAGCGACTTCAACAGCTAAATCTTGCACCATTTCGTCACGCTTAACGTCATCCTTCATAGCCAATTCGTGCATTTTAAACTGCTGATCTGCTTGAATTTTTTGCGCGTCTAACTGCAATTTAGCCATATCAACTTGCATTTTACCTTGCGCTTTCATTTGCTCTGCTGCCAAGAATGCTTGATTAGGATCACTTGATGGCATACCACCTTCTTCTTGTTGTTGCGCTGCCATCTGCGCTTCTTGCTGCTTTTGAGCTATTAATTGCTGTTCGCTTTCAGGAGTAACTGGCAAATAATAACGCTCTGCATTTTTTAAACCCACACTACTTAACATATCCGCTAATGTATTACGAACATTGGTCATCGTAACCAAACCGTTGTTAGGGCCGTACTGTTGCCAAACGCTCATTTGCATTTGCAGTGTTTCGCGTAGTACAGCAGCTTTCTCGTTTTCTCGCCCTGTACCAACACCTACATTAACTATCATATCCATGTCAGCATTCCACGCTCTAGGATCAACAGCAACGAATTGGTTATTTAATCTAATTATTTCTTCTTTGTCAGAGTTTTTAATGATGCAGCTTGCAATAAGTTTAAACAACCTACGCATACCACCTTCCGCTAAGTTTCTTGCCATTACCTCTGCTTGCCCTGCTGCGCCCTCTACAGTAGCAGCAACCGCTGTAGCAGTAGCAGATTGCAATACATCTGGATCAAGCCCTTGTGAAGCCTTAGAAACGCCTGTTTTATTATCAACCAACATATCAAAATATTGCAATGCAGGGAGAGTTGAGCCAGCCGTAAAAGGGATGACTTGCTCACGAATAGCATTTGGCTGTTTTACCCTAACTATTCGTCCTATCTCATTATTAAGCAAATCATCCACAGAAACTTGACCATCTAGAATTTCAAGACCTGGGTTGTTAGTTAATGCCACGTTATCCAATACACCACGCAACATTGCAGTTGCAGCATCTTGGTCATCCATAATTAGATCAACTACACTGCGACCGAAAAATGCGTGTGGTTCTGGATCAACCTCAAAAACAGCAAATGGTACTTCGTCTGCTAGTTCGTAAGACAACATTTTATAGCCAGAACCAGCTAACACAAATTGGTACAGTTGAGGTATTCCTGTACCCTCTGCGTCTACTTTCATATAAGCTTCTGTAACAGCAATCTTTTTTGACGTTGGGTCTGCACTTTCGTCATCATCTTCATTTATAGAATAACCTCTGCGTTCAAACTCCGCTTCTGCGTCCATCGTATCTGTTGTTCCGCTTAGTCCTTGCAATTCATCTTCGTTATAACCCATAGCCAACAAATCGCCTACTGTCATATCTGTCCTGTGACCAATCACAAAAAAATCATCAACACTACGAGCGTTTCTGTTTACAAAAAATTCTTCTGGTGGCACTGAGGTTATTAAAATATCACCATCAGGAATTGTGCGACTTAACTTAACATCATAAATGGGCATTTCTATTTCTACACCCATTTGATCTATTTCTATTTCTTGTGTGATTTTTTGTTCTAATACTTCTATATCATCGTCATCAACAACAAGCGTAAATTCTTCTTCAGTTAAACCAGTTAAAGTATATATTTCACTTTCGGTTTTATCTTCATACATAACCTTTGCAATGCCGCATTTTTTAACCATAGCATCTTGGAAAACGTCATTCAGCATACGATAACCGTTATTCTGCATAAACTTATAGTTTGCGTATTTGGTCATTTGTTCCGCTACTTGTACATCTTCTGGCATTCTTGGAACAAACTCTACAGGGTTTTCTGTGCTTAGAAAAACGCGTTGGATAGACGGTTTAATTCCACGGACAACATCACGGCATTTGGTAGCAACTACTCTTGACCGACCTTGTTCAAACCCAATGTCAACTTCACCATCAAAATAACGTTGTGCTTTTAAACGTGGCTCTGATATTTCGCTCTCAATAAAATCCACTGCGTCTTGTACCGCTTTTTGAATGATACCTTCTATTGTGTCTTTATCCATCGGTTCTATACGCATTTTATTTCCTTACTGTAGCATCTCTTGTGCTTGTGGTTGCAACGCACCACGAGCCATCAATGAAAATGCACCTGCAATTTCGTTTACTAACAAATCATTTTCAGCTTGCGTTATTATTTGACCAGTTTGGGCTTTGTCCATTATTTCTATTATTTGTCGCGCTTGTGGCCCTTTAGTTTCTGTTAAAGCCCTTGCAATATCTGCAAATATTTTTTGTCGTTTTTGAAAACTGTATTGCTCAGTCCGTCCTGTAATTGCCTTTACTGCTTCTTTTGCAGAATTAATAGGCTCACCTTTTAAAAATTGGCCTAATACACCTTCACTTGTCAAATCTTCTATATCTCTTTGGATTGCTTGCCTTTGCGCTGTTTTACTATTTAAGGCTGTAGCTGAACGAACTTTTGCTGTTTGAGCAACCTTATCAATTTCATCTAACAACTGTTTTGCCTCGTCACCCATAATACGCATAATTTTTTTTCTTGCAGCATCAGAGCTTGTAAGACGATAAAAAGCATCTAATTGACGAGCAGCTAATTCTTGATCAGATGGAACTCCTTTTACATTTTCCAAAACAGTGCGAATGTGTTGACGCATACCAAGCTTTGCGGCTTCTATTTGTGCTAAAGATGGTTCTGGGCCTAGTTCTTCCAATACATCGCCAATTTCTGTTTGCGATTTAAGAGCTTCCCGACCTAACTTAAATGCGTTTTGTTCTGCAATTTTTTCACCACCAAGTTTTACTGCATCATCATACAAACGAGCGCCAGTTTTAGGATCAATTACGGCTTCTCCAATAGATTTTCTTAAATCACGAGCTAATCCACCATATAGCAAAGTCTCATCAGTTGCTTGTCCTAATGGGCCTCTAGCGTTTTCTGCAAGACTATTTAAAGCACGTTTTACATAATCCAACTGGATAACATTTGGCATTTCAGTGAAATTTACTTCACCCTCACCATCAATAGAAGCTTTTATTTGTTGGTTTTTCTTTCCAGCCGCCCTCATCATCGCATTAGCTTTTTTAATTGCTTGATCCATAATGCTAGGATCAACACGGTCTAAAACTGTTTCAATATTCATACCGCTTTGCGTAGAATAATTAATAGGCTGTGCATATGCTAAGTCATAGGCTTTTGATCTACTTGTGGCAGTTTTTGCAGAAATCATATCTGCTGCTTGAGAAGGTGTTAAAATATCATCTCCAAGTGTTGCATCTAATTTTTGTGAAAGCTGTTTTGTTACACTTTCTGCACGTTCTTTTAAGGCACGTTCAACAATCTGTCCCTGACCACCAGTTGCCGCGCTTGCGTCCAATAATGCTTGTGCTGCTGGCCCTGCATCGGCAAGCATACCAACATCACCAGCACGTTCTAGATTTTGGATAGCCGTATCTATGTCACCACCAGCATCAAAAGCACTTTTAATAACTTCTGCTGCTTGCTTACTTATCCTTAAAGCACCTGCAATCATTGGAATATCAGAACGTCTAATAATATTTGCAACATTGCGCCCACCTGCTGCTACCAATGGCGTTGCAGTACCTAATACAGTACCTGCCAATCCAGTTGTAATCGCACCAGTTGCCGCGCCTTTTTTACGTTCTTCAAGTGTTGTACCTTCACCTGCACCAGAAATTGCTCCAGTTACAACACCACCTCCAGCCGAAACGCCAGCACTTCTTAAAGTTGACCCTAATAAACCTGATTGTCGTGTACCACCTAATATATTAGCAAGTTGTGGAAATTTTGTAAGTATTGCGTATCCTTCTGTAAGACCAACGCCCAACTGAGCAAACAATGTTTCTAATGGTCTTTCGCTTGCTTGTGCTTTTTGAATTGCCCTTAAAGCCTCTCCTGATTTACCACCAACAACTGTATCAACAAATTCATCTAACCAAGTACCACTTCCAAAACCTAACGCTTGTGAAGCTGCTACAATTGGGCCTGTAGCACGACCAAACGGACTTTGTTCTTCTGCTTCTTGTAACAAGCCTTGTTGCACCATTGAGGTTGAAAGATTTTTTGCTGAAGCACCTTCTTTATAAGAAGCAATATTTTTTTTATCACTTGATGAATATGAAGGAGATACAATTACCTCACGACCATCAGGATATTTTAAAAGGGCGCTACCTTCTTCCTTTACACGATGCGTTACAATCGGGGTTGTACTCAAATCAATTTTTTCTGATTGTGCTAAAGCATCTTGCTCAGAAGTTGCTACAATTCTCACGATGTTACCTGTTTCACCTATACGCACATAGTATGGTTTGCGATCAGCCATAATTTAATCCACTATTGTGTTTTTATTTGATGTTGGCTCAGTATTTGATGAATTATTGCCTGTGATTTGTTTTTGCATTAATTCTAATTGTTGATTAGCATAATTAGCGCCTTGACCTGCTGATGCCTCCATTAGCCTGATAGCTAATTCTCTATTTGCGCGTTTTTGAGCTATGATTGTTTCTGTGTCTCCAGGTTGTGGAAAATATTGTTTTTCAGCACTATCAAATTCACTTGGAGCAATTGCAGCACCAGACTCTCTACGCAAAACGGCATTGACAAAATTTCGTTTAGCTTGATCGTAAGATTTATATTCTTCTGTTGTTAGATAATTTCCAACGAGTGGTATATTTTGCGCTATTTTTTGTGCAAAATCAGTTCCTTCACGCTCTACTAACCCTAAAATGTTTTGCGCTTGTTGCATACGACCACTATAAATTGTTGAAGTACCCTCTCCTTCTGTCAAATCAAGCATAGAGGGATCAATATTACTTATAGTTTCATATTGACCAGTAGCAGGATTAAACCTAGTCATGGTTGCCGTCGTTGGCGCTGAAAAAACAACCTTTCCTGTATTTCTGTCAATTAAATTTTTGCCTACAACTACAAAATCTCCTGTTTGTGATTTCCTATAAGCTTCATAAACTTGACCTGGGGGCATTCCAGAACGTATCGCCTCTGCAAACATTTTACCATTAGGCTGAGAAGCCAGCCAATCGGCTGTTCTGTTTTGTTGCTCCATTTCTTGTTGTCTAGCAACATCTCTTGTAGCTTGCTCCGCAACACCTTGAAACATTCCCGATCTATCCATAGAAGCCAGTGTTTGGCGTACCCTTGGATCACGCAAAAAGCCCATCAAGCCCCTTGGCTGTCGCTGCATTTGCTGCATTTGCATTGCTGTTGGTTGTTCTGCCATTAACTTAAACCTTTATTAAAAACCTGGTAATCCACCCAAACCACTTAAAACACCAAACAAGCCTGGTGAACCACCTGTTTGCTGCCCTACTGTTGGAAGCCCACCTAATATTCCTGTGCCTGTTTGTAGAGCCTGTGGGCCATATCCTAAATTAGCAGCCGTTTGACCTCTAGCAGCGTCTAACATGGCTTGCTGTTGTCTCTGCGCCCTCTCAGCGGCTCTCTGCTGCATTTGTAGCCCTTGCATACCCTGACCGAACACTTGACTGCCTAAACCACCTAAACCACCAGCTGCTGCCTGTTGTATCCCTGCTGCTTGAAACTGACCACCGTAGTTTGCTTGGTTTGCCGCTTGCTCCATTTGTGCTTGCTGCATAGCAAATTGATTTGCTGCTGACTGATTTAATTGACGTGATTGCTGTTCTAACTGTGCTTGTTGTTGAGCGAATTGATTAGCAGCTTGCATATTTCCTGATCGTGCTGCTTGCTCTCTTGCCGCTGCTGCTTCCCTTGCTTGCTGACCAAACTGCTCTGCTTGAAATTGTTGCTGAGAACCTAACGTTCTAGCCTGTTGCATTTGCCCTATATCAAATTGACCAGACCTTAATGCAGTTTCAAAACCTTGTTGTCTTTGCTGTGCTGATAATGCTCCTGCTTGTCTCAACGCTTCACCAGCCAAAACACCTTCTTGTACAGCTTGTCTTGAACCACCAAAAGCCCCTGCACGTTGAGCTTGTGCAGCTAAGTTTTCTGACGCAAGTTGCCTCTGACGTTCTATGTCAGCTTGACCAGCCTCAATAACTTGCTGTTGATAAGGTGACATATACGGATTTAAATTAGTAGAAGCTAACTGATTAACTGCTATTTGACCTGGTGCTTGTGCCGACTGCACCGCGCCCACACCTTGCATTGTTTGTGCTTGCCCTAATTGAGCAGCTTGCATTCTTTCAGCATCTGCTAACTGTGCAGCTTGCATGGCTTGGGGAGTAAAATTAGCCAATCTACCATAAGTATCAGCAGCTTGTGTTTGGTATTGTTGCGCCCTACCAAAAGCACCTTGACCTGATGTTTGTCCTCCAATCATCTGCCACCTCCAAAAATACTACTTATAGCCGACCTAAAACCTCTGCTGCCACTGGGGTTTGTTGGCGTTCTACGCCCTCTTGCCACTGGCATTCTTGATCTTGTTATTGCACCAGAACTTCTGGTTATCGCGCTGCCATCTGATAAATTTCTAGCATTTACACGACCTGGTAATCTTGAAATAACTTCCGAAACAACACCGCCAGTACTCCTATTTGCTGGGTTCATATTTCTTCTGTTTTGCTCTATGCGCTCCCTGTTTCTTCTACTGCGTCTGCGCCTTCGTCTGCGCCTCTCTCGTTCTTCTTCTTCAGGGTCAACAACTGGCTCTGTTGGCGCATTTGGATCTGCACCTCTTGGCATTCCTGTTACTGGATCAATGAATGGTTGTCTTAAATAATCATATTGCCCAGGATATTGTTCTGCAAAGGACTGTTCCATTTGCGTTTGAAAAGGCTGGGAAGTATAAACGTCCATACCACCTATATTAGTTGTAGGCATACTTGGTGCTGAAACTTGGCCTAAACCTAAGCTACTTAATAAGTCATTTGTACCACTATACATTTGTGGCTGATCCATTGCCATGTAAGTTGGTAAATTGATAGGGCCAGCTTGATACTGCCTCATCATCTGATCTAGAAAATAATCTCTAGCCTGTTGGACTTGTGGCTCTAACATCCCTTGAGATGGTTTACCAAATAAAAAATCCATTATACCCATTTTACTACTCCAAAACCTTATTTATCTTATAGCACAGTTTATACATATTTACACCCCTACCCATGTAATCTTGTAATTGACAAAGTTGAAGCAGGAATATTTGGAACTGGTGCAGATGCAGCCGTAGCATTAAGAAATCCATCTGTACTGTCTACCATCCAATTTACTTCTAAATAATCATTAGCTGCAACAGTAAAAACTTGTGTTCTTGCTGTAACCAAAGTTGCATTGTTTTGGTGCAGGGCTGTGGTCATTGCGCTGTTATTTATATCTGTTCCATTTACGCTAGGCCAGAAATAAAAATGAACAGTGCTTGCCGATGTAGATGATATTTGCGCTGAGAAAGCTATAGCATACTGCCCAGCTTCTCCAAAAACAATTCTACTTGCAGGAGTTCCCAAAGTAATACCAGAATTACTAGCTTCTGCCGTGTATGTAAGCTGATACTCTGTATTTGCACTTGCTGCCGTTACGTCTGTGTTAATGTAAAAATCACCATGTCCATCTTCTAAAACTATTTGACGCCACACACCGTTTTTACTGACAACAGGGTATCCATTTACTCTATCATATAAAATAACACCATCTTCAGCAGCAGAACTATACTGATCTTTTGCATCTAATTGATTAAGGGCTTTGCCAAGAAAGCGCCTAATATTTTCAGCCCATGATTGTATATCTGGTGTATACGGTGGGACGATCCTCATCTACGCCCACCTTGCCGCGTATCTAATCGCATTATTCCCACACGCCAATCTGACGCTGTATTGCCCTCTACACGCATACGAACTTGACGCCCCTGAAACCTTACAGATGTTGGGTTGCTCATTGTAAATGGGCCGTAAGTTGTTTCAGCAGCAGTAGGATAAAACCTTGTTTTAAACTTTGCAGTAACGTCACCTAATGTTTTTTCATCAGGTATAAGTTCTACAACATTCATTAAGTTTTCACCATTTCCAATTGATATTGGGCCTGTTTCAGCAAATGGCGTTCCAGTGTCATAATTATAACCTATTTCGTGTTCGTATAAGACACCATTGCTTTTGATGTACATAGGGTAACGAAATACACCACGATCAACTCCAGCAGTACGATCCATAGAACCAGTAGTCCATATGTTTTCTGCATAATCGTAAGCTACATATCTGTTACATTCCATGCTATCTGAGCTAGGATAAAACCACCATATTTCATTCCAAGCAGAGTTTACTACAGCACTAACTTTACTACGTTGGTCATTATTAAAATCAGAGAAAACATAATCTCCAACTTCACATGGTATATCTTGAACCCTACCACCAGAATAAGCAAAGAAACCACGCTGACCCATCCAGAACACTCCAGCGTCTACAGCTACAGCAGCAGCAGCGCCTATTAACCCACAAGACGTTCCAACTCTTTCTAGACCATAAACAAATGGTGGCCCTTGATAGGTCATGCTGTGGGCATCTTCTGTAGTTAAAATCAGTGATTGGCCTCTTGTTCTTACACCTCGTAAAATAACGCCATTAGTCTGTAGTAGTATATCACCAGCTTGGTTTGTAGCGGCTGCTGTCCATGTTGTATTATCTTCTTGATCTGACCACTGCACTTTTCGGCTATCACCACCAGCGCCAAAACAAACTACAAATCTTTCTTCTGTAACCATAAACCCAGAACAAGAAGTAGGAGCGTTAGTTACTTGTGCAGCTTTAACAGCATTATTTAACTGCCATTCATACAATTTTCCATCGTCAGGAGACATAGCTAAAAGAAATTCTCCATAGTTATCTAATGACCAAACGGTAGCTTTTAATATGTTTTCACTGTCGGCTCGTGGAAGTCCGTATTCCTCACGCCCATAAAAACTAGCGCCATAACCAGTGTTTATAGTTGCATCTACACGCCCAACAGTAAGTCCAACAGGAGTAATATCTGTTGAAGTTCCATCGGCTTGTAATGCATATAATTTGTTAAAAGTTCCAGTAGCTAGTCTTCTGTTTGCGCTGTTATCTTCCCAAGCTATTAATGAACGAGCAACACCGCTAATATCTACGCTTTGTCTTTGACGCCAACCACCTATAGGACGCAAAGCGTCTTCATGCCAGCGAACTAAATCTACATCACGCCATCTCCCTTGTGACATAAGATCAGTGCCGTTGCGATACTGTCCTTTTGGTATTTGCAGTGGAATAAATGGCATGACACCACCTAACCGTTCAGTGCGTCTAAATCATCCCAAACACGTTGAGCATGTGCAGCCGCATCAAAAGCCACTGTCGCATCTGGATCATCTGGGTCTGGATCAGTCCAACTATTTGCTGAAGCTTGTGCAGCAAGATATGTCTGTAGATTATCTTTAGATGTTATTTCCTCAATTGCACCAGAAGTATCTGCGCCATCAGCAGAGATGCCAATCATAATCCAATCTTGTGGACTAGCTGTACCACTATCTGCAACTGCATACATACCACCTGTTGACTGTGACACACCAAACTTTAACCAAGTTGGTATTGTGCCGTCACTTTCTAGTCTGTACTTTA